TCTGAAGAATTTTGCTCCTCAAAAAGAATAAACCTTCCTAATCTTCTAGCTTGATTTCGTGAAGAACAAGCAAAACCAGTGACTTTTTTATGAATAATTCCGTATTTATTTTTAGCAGCAGTATCTTCAACTGTTTCAAAGTTTAATTCCTGATTCTCCATGTCAAAATAAGACACGGATACAACAGTAGATCTTGTTTTCAAACTCGTTCCAGAATATATAAAGCCTTCAGCAGTTACATTTGATAGATTAAATAAA